TGACTTTGTTCTAAGAACATGGTATAGTATATACATAATCAAGAGAGAAAGTGAGTCGAAAATGGATGAAATCACACAATTACAGAAAGAATATACTTTCTTTTCAGATATGTTAAAAAGTCTAGAAAAGAAGAAAAAGAAGACGCCTGGAAATGGTTTTGCAATGATGAAGTGTAAAGAACGAATTGCAGAGATGGAAGCAATCTTTGATAAGATTGACTATGCAGCTCAAATAACTTACGATTAAATGAAAAAAAGACTTGACTTTGTTGTCAGAACATGGTATAGTATATACATAATCAAAATTAAACAGTCATAAAGGAGAGAAAAATGGCACATATGGTAGAAACAATGGCATACGCTGGGGAACTTCCTTGGCATGGTTTGGGTGTAAAAGTTATTGATGACTTAACACCAGAACAGATGATGCAAAAAGCAGGGGTTGATTGGTCTGTTGAAAAACAAGACTTGATTACTTCTGGTGGTTCAACTGTTTCAAACAAACAAGCACTTGTACGGTCTTCAGATGGTTCAGTACTTGACGTTGTTGGTAAAGGTTGGAATCCAGTTCAGAACGCAGATGCGTTTAATTTCTTTGAAGAGTATGTTCGTGCTGGTGATATGCAGATGCATACTGCTGGTTCGTTGAATGATGGAAAAATGGTTTGGGCACTTGCTAAAGCTAACGAATCATTTGAACTTTTCAATGGTGACGTTACAGAAAATTACTTTCTGTTTTCTAACCCACATGAGTTTGGTAAAGCGATTGATATTCGTATGACACCAATTCGTGTAGTTTGCAACAACACATTGACACTTTCACTATCACAAAGTAGTGATGCAATGTTGAAGGTCAATCACCGTAAGGAGTTTGATGTTGCAGAAGTTAAAGAAACTCTTGGTATCGCAAAAGAGAAAATGGAACAATACAAGTCAATGGCTGAGTTCCTTGGTTCAAAACGATACACTTCTGAGAATATCGTTGAGTACTTCAATGAAGTATTTGGTTCAGTTGCAAAGGAAAAAGTAGACGGTGTTACACCATTTACTTCTAACAATGCGAAAAACGCTATGGAGTATTTGGATACACAGCCTGGTGCAAACTTTGCTCAAGGTTCTTTCTGGAACGCCTTTAACACTGTCACTTACATGACAGACCATGTTCAAGGACGTTCAAATGATGGACGTATGACAAGTTCATGGTATGGACGAAATCGTAGGGTCAAGTTGAAAGCACTTGATAAAGCACTTGAGTATGCAGAAGCTGCTTAAGAATTAGGGGGGAGAAATCCCCCCACTTTTGAAAAGGAATTATTATGACAAATAAATTGAAAGTCGTATCAAATCAAGAAAAACTTACACCATCTGAAATTGCATTGCAAATAAAAACTGGTAAATGGAAATCTGAATCAGAGTTTGTTATTTCTGATTATGTAAAAAATGTTGGTTTACCATCAGAAAATCATTTTGTTCCAAATACAGATACTATTTTGCAAGTAAGATGGAAAGTTTTTAATGAGGAAAAAGTTAATAAAGCTGTAACAAAGGTAAGGTCTACTGGAGATAGAAGTGGTTCAAGACAAGGAACAATGGTTTTTTTCCCAGAGGATGCAGAATATGAAGGTATCAAAATTAAAGCTGGAAGTTTTTATATAATTGGTGGTACTCATGGTACAGTAATTAAAGCGACATTGGGTGATATAAAATCTAAGTATTATATTGTAGACTTTAGAGAAGATTTAAATTCAGACGTAAGGAAACTTAGAAGACTTGGTAATAAACTAAATGAAGAGTTTGTTGAAAGTATCGGTCTTGATGATAATGATATTAGAGAAGAGTTCTATGCAATCATGGATGAAAGGAAGAGAGAAGGACTTGACCCACATCCAACCCAAGAAGAAAAAGATGATTTTACTAATGACTATCCACAAATCAGTGGACAAACAATTGGTAACTGGATTGCTCACCACCCAAAACATGGTGGACGTAGATTACCTTTAAAAGTATATTCAAAACCAGAACTTGATAATCAAAAAGTTGCATATGAGAATATGACACAATATGATGGTTATGAAATTTTACCAGTTCTTTCTTTAGTAGATTGGAATTTAGGTGCATTATCAAACTTATTAAAACTAACATCTACCTCAAAGAAGAGAAAAGTTTTAATTCCTTTGTATGCAAAACTTTACAGTCAAATGGAAGAGTTGGAAGCTGGAAAGATACAAAAAACAATTAAAACTACATATGAGGAAATTCGTGAACATATTATGTTTGATGAAATAAAGGTAACTTTTCTAAAATGGAAGTAAAAAAGTTTTGTGTGGGGGTTGATTTTTGAAAATTAATACCTATATAAATACTATGGTATACGCCTAATGGGTATACAATTTAATCTTGCTTAATATAAGGAGAAACAAAATGGTAAGAAACAATCTAAGTCTATTCGACAACTTTAATCAATTAACACCTTTCGCAGTAGGATTCGAGCGTCACTTCAACCGTCTTAATGACTACGTTGAACACAATGCTACGTCCACTGGATTTCCACCTTACAACATTCAAAAGGTAGAAGATTTCAAATATGAAATCGAAATGGCTCTTGCTGGATTTTCTAAAGATGATTTAGAAATCGAGAAAGCAGATGGTGTGTTGTCGATTCGTTCTACAAAAGAATCAAGTGATAAAAGTGATGATGAATTTACTTTACATAGAGGAATCTCGTATAGAAAATTCAACAGAAAGTTTACACTTGCTGAAGATGTAGAAGTAATTGGTGCATCTCTAAAAGACGGTCTATTGACTGTTACTCTAGAACAAATCGTTCCAGAAGAGAAAAAACCAAAACTTATTACTATCAAGTAATTGGTAGAAATACTGAGAGGTGACTTGACATTGCCTCTCTTTTATGTTATAGTCTAAACAGTAAATCATGATAAAAGGAGAATATATTATGAGTAGACCTAAAATGTCTAAAAAGCAGAAGGTTATTAATCTTCTATCTAAAGGTGAAAATGTATTATGGAAAACTTTGAGAACAAGGTTTGACTTAACATCACCAACTAAAATGATTGACACTCTAAAGAGTGAAGGTCACTGTATCTATACAAATGACACTGCAAAAGGTGTTGCATATAGATTAGGTGCTCCTTCTAAGGAAATCATTTCTGCTGGTATTGCTACTGTACTTGGTACAAAGTACGCATACTAAACTAAAATCGGAGAGGGGTTCATCCCCTCTCCACAACTATACTATATTATGGAGTGAATGTGAAAATATTCAAAGTGCAAAAAGAAGAAACGCCTGTCGTTCAAGATAAAAGTATTCTATACAAATATTCTGAAGATAGGATTCTAAAAGAAATGACTGAGTATATTGATTCGACATATAATCAGCACTATTCCCAAAACAAATTCCAAGCAACTGAGTTCATTCTTGACAGTGGCCACGGTGAAGGATTCTGTATTGGTAATTGTATGAAGTACCTACAACGCTACGGTAAAAAAGGTACTAGAGAAGATGCAAGAAAAGACTTGCTTAAAGTTATCCATTATGGTATAATCGCATTACATAATCATGATAAGGAGAAAAATTGATATGAAACTTAGTAATGATACTAGAGAAGTGTTGAAGAACTATTCGACAATCAACGCTAATCTATTGGTAACATCTGGTAATCAAATTGCAACAATGTCTCAAATGAAGAACATTGTATCTAAAGCAACTCTACCAGATACATTTGAAAAGGAATTCGCAATCTATGATTTGAATGAGTTCCTATCTGCAATGTCACTGTTTGATGACCCAGACCTTGACTTTGGTGATAGTAGTGTAAAGATTTCCCAAGGTGGACAATCACTTAATTATTTTTATAGTGACCCAACTGTGGTGACTACCCCCAAATCAGACATTACAATGCCTGATGCATCTGCAATATTTACACTTAAACAGAGTGTGTTCAATCAAGTATTGAAAGCCTCATCTGTTCTTGGTGTTCCAGATATGGTCGTTGATGTTGATGGTGATGGTAATATGAGTATAAGGGTTTCCGATAGGAAAAACGATACCTCAAATAGTTTCAGTGTTGCTCTTGAAGGAAAGAGTGAAGTAACAGACCAGAAGTTCTTTTTCAAGGTAGAAAACTTGAAGTTACTTTCTGGTGATTATGAAGTACAAGTATCTCACAAAGGTATTTCCAACTTCAAGAATCTTAATAAGAATGTAGAATACTTTATCGCACTTGAAGCCGCTTGAGGGAAAACTTTATGAATGAAATATTATGGGTAGAGAAGTATCGTCCACAAACGATTAACGAAGCGATACTTCCTTTTGAGTTGAAACAAACATTTCAACAATTTGTAGACAACCGAAATTGTCCTAACTTACTGTTGTCTGGTTCTGCTGGTTGTGGTAAGACAACAGTTGCGAAAGCGATGTTAGAAGAACTAGGTTGTACCTACATGATGATTAATGGTTCTGAGGAATCTGGTATTGATGTACTTAGAAACAAAATCAAAAACTTTGCGAGTACTGTCTCTATGGATGGTAACCGTAAGTACGTTATCTTGGATGAAGCGGATTATCTTAATCCACAATCTACACAGCCTGCATTGCGTGGGTTCATAGAAGAGTTCAGTAAGAACTGTGGGTTTATTCTAACTTGTAACTTCAAGAACCGTATCATTGAACCTTTGCATAGTCGTTGTTCAAGTATTGAGTTTCGTATTCCTAATGAAGAGAAACCACAACTTGCAATGGACTTTATGAATAGGTTAGAGGTAATCCTAAATAATGAACAAGTACATTACGATAAAAAGGTAGTTGCAACACTCATTCAAAAGTTCTTCCCAGATTGGAGAAGGGTTCTAAATGAGTTGCAACGATATAGTGCAAGTGGAACAATAGATGCTGGAATACTGGTTAACTTATCTGAAGACTCAATCAAAGAACTTCTTACATTTCTTAAAGGTAAAGAGTTCTCCAATGTTCGTAGATGGATTGTCAACAATCTTGATAATGACCCAAGCCGTGTTTATCGTAGGATTTACGATTCCCTTTATGATAGTTTGGTGCCTTCTACTATCCCCCATGCTGTTGTTATACTTGCTGACTACAGTTACAAATCCGCCTTTGTCGCAGACCAAGAGATAAATCTTCTTGCGTGTATGACAGAGTTAATGTCTCAAGTGAAGTTTAAGTAATGGCATATGAACTTAAAGAATATTTAAACTCAATCAATAAAACCAAACAGAACTTGATGGATGGTGATGACCCTCTTTATGAAAAGAAGTATTCATCATTCATTATGAATAAGTGTCTTGCACCATTTAATGATACTATCATGTTGGTCAATGAAATGAATTTCCACAATCATTTGGATACAAAACTCCAATATGATTTTTTACTAAATAGTCTAAGGAAGCAAAATAGATACGCTCCTTGGATGAAGGCGAGTAAGACTAAAAACTTAGAGTATGTCAAAGAATTCTTTGGTTATAATAATGAAAAAGCAAGGTCTGCTTTAAACATACTAAATGATGAACAAATCGCCTATATAAAAACAAAATTGAAAAAAGGTGGAAAAAATGAATGATAGTTTATGGAAACCAGACCAGATGCTTGAGGTGGGGTTAAAAGAACCAGATGATTTTCTAAAGGTTCGTGAAACACTTTCTCGCATTGGTGTTGCTTCACGCAAAAACAAAACACTGTTTCAATCCTGCCATATTTTACACAAACAAGGTAAATATTACATAGTGCATTTCAAAGAACTATTTGCACTAGATGGTAAGGATACAAACATTTCAGAAAACGATATAGCAAGAAGAAATACAATCGCTAATCTATTAACAGATTGGGGATTAGTAAAGGTAGTGAGTGAGAGTTCAGTTGAAGCTGCACCACTATCACAAATCAAAGTAATTAGTTTTAAAGAGAAACATGAATGGTCACTTGAAACTAAGTACAACATAGGAAAAAAGAAAGAAGGATAAAATGAAAGTTGGTGAACATATTATTGAAGCTGCAAGGAAACAAGCAGAAGGTGAAGTTGCAGTACATTTAGCGAATATAAAAGTCTATCAGACCATGCCTGCTGGTATTGGTGAACATTCAGATGTTACTGAAGCGGTGATTGCAGAGTTAGATAAACTTGCATCTGCTGATGATAGATTAGAAATGATTAACAAGTATCTTTCAGAATTTAAGGACTAGGAACAATGTTAAGTTCTGCAACAAGTTTTTCACCCCAAAGTATAGTTTCTTTAAAAGATTATATTGCTGAACAAGCTCCAGAAAAACCATATAAAATTGTAATGTTTGTAAATACTACAGCAGATATTCGTGATGTTGGTGATAATAAAAGAACTGAGTTTGACCTTTTTAATAAAACAGCAAAAAGTTTAGGTATAGAAATTCACCATGCAGATTTTGTAGGTTGTTTTTTATCAGAAAGTAATGGACAATTATTTGTCAATTCTCTTGCATTTGATGATAACGGTAATGCAATAATGCCTGCTGAAGATGGGGATGCAGAATATAAAAAACCTATTCCAATAGATAAAGAGAATACATTATTAATTCCTAGAGGTTTAGGAACGCCTGGATTTACAAGTAATAGGTACTGGGTTGACACTATTTCGTTGTTAGAACAAATGGGATTTTTAACTATTCCTTCTGTAGAAACATGGAATATGTGTAATAGTAAATTCTATTGTAACGAACTATTCAAATTAAATAAATTAAGAACACCTAAAACTGTTCCTATAACATATTCAGACGATACTGCAAGAGCTATGAAAGAACTTGGAGATAAGTACCCAGTAATTTTAAAAGCATCAAGTGGTAGTCAAACTGGTGTTGGTGTGGTTATAAATGAAAGTGAAAAGTCATTACACGCAACTGTACAAATGATTAAACTTCTCAACAAAAATATAGACCTTATTTTACAAGAATATGTTAAAATAGATTATGATGTTAGAGCTGTTGTGTTAGACGGTAAAGTAATTGCATCAATGAAAAGAAATGTTGCAGATGGTGATTTTAGAAGTAATGCATCTTTAGGTGCAACCACAGAAGAACATGAACTGACAGAGTTAGAAAAATTTGAATGTGAAAATGCAGCTAAGTTGGTAAATGGTAAATTGATTGGTGTTGATTTTATGCCTGCAAAAAACAGAGAAAAAGAACAACCGTATATTCTAGAAGTAAATGCTTCGCCTGGATTTGCTGGTATACAGAATACAGTAAAATCAAAAAATGTATTAAAAGAAATATTAAAATACTTTATGAATCGTGATAATTGGACTTGACATTTAACCACAAAGGTGGTATAACTATATTATGAATTTCTATACAAACGTAGCCCCTTGGGGGAATCAAATACTAGTTCGTGAATACAAGAACGGTGAGAGAGTTAATCGTAAGGTTAAGTACTCTCCGACTTTGTATGTGCCTGTTCAGAAAGAAACTGAATGGAAGACACTTGACGGTAAGTATGCAACACCGTACAAGTTCGACACAATCAAAGAAGCGAAAGCATTTATCGAACAATACAAACAACAACCTCATCTGGTCTTTGGTCTGGATAGGTTTGCATACACATATCTTTCAGACACATACCCCAAGACAGTTGATTGGGATAGTGACAAAATCCTAACAGTTACAATTGATATTGAGACAAGAGCGGACAATGGTTTCCCAGAACCAGAACTTGCAGAAGAAGAGATGCTTGCAATCACTATCAAAAACCAAACCACCAAGAAGATTATTCTTTGGGGGTTAGGTGAGTTCAAAAACGATAGAGATGATGTAACTTACATCAACTGTTCTAATGAGAATGAACTACTTGCAAGTTTCATGAACTGGTGGTCTAAACATCATCCAGATGTTGTCACTGGTTGGAATACTGAATTCTTTGATATTCCCTACCTTATTAATCGTGTGACTAAAATTCTTGGTGAGGAAAGAGCGAAAGAGTTTTCTCCTTGGGGTATAATCAATGCAAGAAAAGTTTGGAATCATGGTCGTGACCAACAAGTGTATGATATTATCGGTGTTGCAAACCTTGACTATCTACAACTCTATCGTAAGTTTACTTATACAAACCAAGAGAGTTATGCACTTAATCATATCGCATTTGTCGAACTTGGTCAGAAGAAGAATGAAAACCCTTATGAGACTTTCCAAGATTGGTACACAAAAGATTATCAGTCTTTCCTAGAATACAACATTGTTGACGTTGAACTTGTTGACCGTCTGGAAGACAAGATGAAGTTACTTGAACTTCTACTGACCATGGCTTACGAAGCGAAGGTTAACTATGAAGATGTATTTGGTCAAGTTAAGTATTGGGATGTTCTTATTCACAACTATCTCAAGAACAAAAAGATTGTTATCCCACAAAAGTCTCATCAATCAAAGTCTGACAAGTATGAGGGTGCATATGTGAAAGACCCACAAGTTGGTCAACACAAATGGGTTATGTCTTTTGACTTGAACTCATTGTATCCACATTTGATTATGCAATACAATATGTCACCAGAGACTCTTGTTACTGGTAACTACCTAAAGTTGCCTGAAGACAAAACATATGTCAATGAGATGTTGGGTGAAATCAAACTCGACATTCCAGACAATACAACCATCACACCAAACGGTGCATTATATCGTACAGACAAACTTGGGTTTCTACCACAGATGATGCAAGAGATTTATGATGACCGTACTATTTACAAGAAAAAGATGTTGAAAGCGAAACAAGACTATGAAGATACAAAAGACCCACAGTATCTAAAGTATATCAGTCGTTACAACAATATTCAGATGGCACGAAAGATTTCACTCAACTCCGCTTATGGTGCGATTGGGAATCAATACTTTCGTTACTATGACCTTGCGATTGCAGAAGGTATTACAACCGCTGGTCAACTCTCCATTCGTTGGATTGAGAAGAAGATAAATCAATATCTTAATAAACTATTAGGAACTACTAATGAAGATTTCGTCATTGCTTCAGATACGGATTCAATTTACGTTACTTTTGACAAGTTGGTTAATAATGTGTTTGAAGAAGGAACAGATATACAGAAGGTTGTCACTTTCTTGGATAGAATTGCAACAGAGAAGATTGAACCTTTTATTGATAAAAGTTATCAAGACCTTTCTACATATGTAAATGCATATGACCAAAAGATGCAGATGAAACGAGAAGTGATTGCAGACAAAGGTATTTGGACTGCGAAGAAAAGATATATCCTTAATGCATGGGATGTTGAAGGTGTTCGTTACCAAGAACCCCAACTCAAGATTATGGGTATTGAAGCTGTCAAGTCATCTACGCCTGCACCTTGTCGTGCAAAGATTAAAGAAGCACTAAAGATTATCATGTCTGGTTCAGAGAAAGAACTGAATGATTTCTTGATTGCGTTTCGTAAAGAGTTTGAAGGTCTACCACCAGAAGAGATTGCATATCCTCGTTCTGTCAACGGTGTTCGTAAGTTTTACTCCGATAGTTCAATCTACAAGAAAGGCACGCCTATGCATATCAAGGGGAGCCTTGTTTACAATCACATGATTAAAGAACGTAGATTGACAAGAAAGTATGGACTTATACAAAATGGTGACAAGATTAAATACCTTGAGTTACGACAGCCTAATTCATTAGGTTCTAACGTCATATCTTTTATTGGTCAATTTCCAAATGAACTTGACATTCACCGATTTATAGACTATGATGTAATGTATATTAAAAGTTTTATTGAACCTTTATC